GAAAGAAGTGGAATGTGGCGAGAGATGGCAAGGATTATTGGCGAGGTTAGACCCAAATACGCATTTGTGGAAAATTCCCCAATGCTCACTACTAGAGGACTCGGAACAGTCCTTAGAGATTTGGCCGAGATGGGGTACGATGCAGAATGGGGTGTGTTGGGAGCAGACGATGTTGGTGCAAACCATCAACGAGAAAGAATTTGGATTGTGGGCTACACCAACGACTATGGATCATATAAAACCATTAATAAGCAAGTCATACAAAGAAAGCCAAATTGGCAGAAGGAAAATTTCGAGCAATTTGAGAGATCAAATATTTCAAAAACCACAAATGTGGCCGACTCCAGTAGTTCACGACTACAAAGTGGGAGCAAATGGATATGGTCTGGGTGCAATGTTTCACAAAAACAATCAGAAAACTTGGCCGACTCCATTGAGTTCGGAATACAAAGCGAATTATCAAGTAAGAGAAAAACATCAAAATGGATTGACGGCAATGGTGATGCAAAAGGAAAAGAATTTACCAACACCAGCAGCGAGAGATTGGAAGGGAGCAGTCAAGTCTGGGAAAAGAATAACAAAATCAGGCAAAACGCAGAGCTATGGAGATCAATTGTTAAACATAGTTGGTGGTCAGTTGAACCCAACGTGGGTAGAGTGGTTGATGGGATGGCCTCTAGAGTGGACAGACTTAAAGCCATTGGAAATGGACAAGTCCCACTTTGTGCAGCAACAGCCTGGACAATCTTAATGGAGAGAATAAATGAATCTTGAAAACTTAAACGAAAACAGAGTAGAAATTGCCCTAAAAATGCTATCTTCTTCAGACGAAAATCATGCGAATCTATCAGGTCAGGTTAAATACCTTGAGGAATCAATTAAACAAGCCAAGGCAAGGATATTTTTACAGTCTGAAGGGACAGTAGCAGAGAGACAAGAAAAAGCATTAGATAGCGTTTTATACGATGATGCACTTAAAGCATGGATAGAGGCTTATAAAGAATTTAAGATTTTAGATAACAAAAGGCAACATGAGATAAGAATTATTGAGATATTTCAGACACTTAGTGCTAACAGACGGAAGGGAATGTTATGATTGATCATCCATTTTTAATATTGCAACATCTTTTAGGAAACTACAAAGAGGCTTGCGACAATATGCAGTATTCAAAAGCCTACGAAATAGCTATTGATATTACAGATCAGGCTCAAAAATTAGAAGATATTGCTCATAAACTGCAGGATTATGAATAAAGCCCAGAGACAACATTACGACAAAGTTGCACGACTTGGCTGCAGTTTGTGTCGATTTGTCTTAAAAATTGAAGATACTCCGACTGAAATCCATCATATTCGTAAAGCTGGCAAGAGAGTAGATGCACCTGTAATTGGACTTTGCCCAATTCACCATCGAGGTTCAAGTACAGGGATTCATGGACTTGGCAGAAAAAGATTTGAGGAGTTGTATTCCACGACTGAAGAAGAATTATTAGAAATGACATTGGCTATATTATGATTCATTATCATGGGCTACCAATAACTCCAGCGACTGTTGCTAACTATGCTGTGCAAGCTGGTCATGCATTTGTATCTTATGCTCATCCTGATCAAATAGGTACAGCTATAGAAATATGCCAATCTTTTGCCCTAGACAATGGTGCGTTTAGTGCATGGAAAGCAAATAAACCTGTAGAAAATTGGGATTTTTATTACGACTGGGCATTAAACCTTAAAAAAGTACCATCTTGTGATTTTGCAGTCATTCCTGATGTAATTGATGGAACAGAAGCTGATAACGATGCTTTGCTTAGAGATTGTCCATTTCCAAAGTGGTTTGGTTCTCCAGTTTGGCATTTGCATGAATCCTTAGAAAGACTAGAGCAATTAGCCAATACTTATGTTCGTGTTTCTTTAGGTAGTTCTGGGGAATATTCAACAGTTGGCAGCAATGCTTGGTGGTCTAGGATGGGTTCAGCGATGCGAGTTATCTGCGATGATATGGGTAGACCGATATGCAAACTACATGGTCTTAGGATGTTAGACCCAGCAATCTTTACTAAGTTTCCGTTTAGTTCTACAGATAGCACTAACATTGGCAGAAATGTAGGAATAGACAAAAATTGGAAAAATGGCAATTATCCTCCTCCAACTAAAGAGGCAAGGGCACAGGTTATGCGAGCAAGAATAGAATCCCATAACTCTCCTGCAACATGGAATTTTCAACAGGTAGAACAATATGAGTTCTTTTAAATTAACCCAATCCTTTTATTTTGAGGCAGCACATACTTTGAAATATCGTGCAGTTAATTGCTATGATTCTTTGCAATCCAACAAAATTCATGGGCATACTTATCATGCAAGTGTATCAATCCAAGGCAAAATTGACGAAGATAGCATGGTAAAAGACTTTGATAACATTAAACAACATATTGAATTTGTAAGAAAAATGCTCGATCACGAATTTTTAGATGAAATACCTGATTTGGGTAGACCAACTCTTGAAAATTTGTGTTTATTTATATCTAAAAACATAAAATTAGATAATTTATGTGAAGTTACTGTAGAAAGGAAAGCATCTGGTGATAGATGCACATACACAATATGCTAACTTTCCCTTGGTATCCCAAAGAATTAAATCCAAACTCCAGTTGTCATTATCACGAAAAAGCTAGAAAAAAGGCTATTTACAAAGATTTATGCTACTGGACTACAAAAGAGGCTAATATACAAAAAGGTGATTACTCAGAGCTAAGTATTGTCTTTTACAAACCAAACAGACGATGGATGGATTTGGATAATATGTTAGCCTCTATCAAATCAGGGCTAGATGGAATGTGCCTTGCGCTTGAGATTGACGATAGGTGCTTTACAAAAATTACGGTAGAAATTGGCAAAGAAATAGCTGGAATGATTAAAGTTGAGATAAAATAACCCATGCAAATCAAGAACATAATAAAACTTTAGGAGTTATAAAATGGCTCAAGGTAAAAAACATATTCCAACTAAGGCAGATCGAGATACTGTAAGAAGGTTATCTTCTCTTGGAGTGCCTCATGAAGATATTGCTTTAAGGCTGAAAATATCCTCTGATACGCTTGTTAAGTATTACCAAGACGAGTTAGACGAAGGAAGAATTGATGCTAATTCAACCATTGCTGGGACTTTGTTTAATCAAGCCAAAGAAGGTAATACTGCTGCAGCAATCTTTTGGCTCAAGACTAGGGCAAGATGGAAAGAAACTCATGCACATGAAATTACCGGTGCAGATGGCAAACCCTTAGAATTCAATAAGATTGAACGAGTCATTATTAAGAATGGCTGAAACACTCCAACTTGCTACACCAAACTGGGCAATTCCTTTACTTGAACCATCAAGATACAAAGGTGCTTGGGGTGGTCGAGGTTCTGGAAAGTCACACTTATTTGCTGAACTGATGATTGAAATGCACATCATGGATCAGAAACGAAGATCAGTTTGTGTTCGTGAGATACAAAAATCCCTTAATCAGTCCGTAAAAAGGTTACTTGAAACTAAAATCGAGGCTATGAACGCTGGGTTTTACTTTGAAGTACAGGATTCAGTTATCAAATCAAGGCAGGGCGATGGTGCAATTATCTTTCAAGGAATGCAGAATCACACAGCCGACTCGATTAAATCGCTAGAAGGATATGATTGTGCATGGGTAGAAGAAGCCCAAAGCCTTAGCCAAACTTCACTCGATCTATTAAGACCAACAATTCGTAAGCCTGATTCAGAACTTTGGTTTACTTGGAATCCTAGACAAATATCCGACCCTGTAGATTTTCTATTGCGTGGGCCAGAACCACCAAAAGATGCAACAGTCATCAAGGTTAATTTTGCTGATAATCCTTGGTTTCCTGAAGTCTTAAAGGATGAAATGGAGTACGATCAGAGGCGAGACCCTGATAAGTATCAGCACGTTTGGCAAGGGCAATACCTTAGAAACGGCAATGCAAGAGTCTTTAGAAACTGGAAGATTGACGAATTCGAAGCTGCACCGGATGCAATTCACAGATTAGGTGCTGACTGGGGATTCTCGATAGACCCAACTGTTCTAGTTCGTTGTCATATTGTAGGCAGAACTCTATACATTGATTACGAGGCTTACATGGTTGGATGCGAGATTGTGAACACTCCAGAGTTGTTTATGCAAATACCTGAAGCTGAGAAATGGCCTATTGTTGCCGATTCAGCACGACCAGAAACCATAAGTCACATGAAGAAGAATGGCTTTCCAAAGATCATGAATGCAGTAAAAGGTGCAAAGTCTGTAGAGGAAGGTATCGAGTTTTTAAAGAATTATGATATTGTTGTGCATCCAAGATGTCAGCACACAATAGACGAATTGAGTTTATACTCGTACAAATCCGACCCTTTAACTGGTAGAATCTTACCATTGCTTGAGGATAAAAAGAATCATGTCATTGATGCTTTACGATATGCTTGCGAAGGGGTGAGGCGATCACAGATGGCAAAACCTACTGTTTTTACACCTATTGCAAATATTAAAAGATGGTAGATAATAAGGATTATTATGGCTATATCAAATGACCAACGACTAGCAAATCTTCATTCTGAAGCATTGCGACAGTTTAATGATATTCAAACTGCCTTGCGTGATGAACGCTTGCAATGTCTCCAAGATCGTAGATTTTATAGTCTTTGTGGTGCTCAATGGGAAGGGCCACTCTGGGATCAGTACGAAAATAAGCCTAAGTTTGAAGTCAATAAGATTATGTTGGCAGTCATTCGAATAGTAAACGAATACAGAAATAATCGGATTACTGTTGATTATGTATCTAAAGATGGTACAGAAAACGACCAGTTAGCTGAAGTCTGTGATGGATTATATCGAGCAGATGAGCAAGCCTCAGTCGCAGATGAAGCCTATGATAATGCTTTTGAAGAAGCAGTTGGTGGTGGAATAGGTGCTTGGAGACTAAGAACAGTCTACGAAGATGAAGAAAATGATGAAGATGAACGGCAACGGATTCGATTCGAGCCAATCTTTGATGCTGACAGTTCTGTATTCTTTGACTTAAACGCTAAACGACAAGACAAATCCGATGCAAAGTATTGCTTTGTAGTATCTAGCATGACCAGGGAATCTTACAAAGAAACCTATGGCGATGATCCAACAGATTGGCCTAAGATTATTCATCAATACGAATTTGACTGGGCAACACCAGATATTGTGTTTGTGGCTGAATACTACAAGATTGAAGAAAAAACAGAGACGATTCGAATATTCCAAGCGATTGATGGCACAGAAGAACGCTATACAACCAAAGATTTTCAGAATGATGAAACATTAGAAGCTACTCTATACGCTATTGGCACGACTGAAGTAAGACAGAAACGAGTCAAACGGATGCGAGTTCATAAATACATTATGTCTGGTGGCAAAGTATTAGAAGATGCTGGATATATTGCTGGCAAGTGTATTCCTATCGTAGTTGTTTATGGCAAGCGTTGGTTTGTGGATAACATTGAAAGGTGCATGGGTGCAGTTCGTTTGGCTAAAGATGCTCAACGATTAAAAAATATGCAACTATCTAAGTTGGGTGAGATTAGTGCCTTATCTTCTATTGAGAAACCGATTCTATTGCCTGAACAGGTAGCTGGTCATCAACTAATGTGGGCTGAAGATAATTTAAGGGATTACCCTTATTTGTTAGTCAATCCGATAACAGGTGCTGATGGTTCAACTACAATATCAGGCCCAGTTGCTTATACAAAGTCTCCTCAGATTCCACCGGCAATGGCTGCATTGTTAGCAGTTACTGAATCCGATATGCAAGAGATATTGGGTAATCCTCAAGGTGCAGATAAGATCGTGTCTGGAGTATCAGGTAAAGCAGTTGAAATGATACAGACCAGAGTTGATATGCAATCCTTTATTTATATGAGTAACTTTGCCAAAGGGATGAAACGCTGTGGTGAGATTTGGTTATCAATGGCAAAAGACATTTATACCGAAGAAAATCGTAAGATGAAAACGATTGCACCGACTGGTCAAGCTGGCATGATTGAACTCATGCAACCAATGATCGATCAGGAAACTGGTGAGATTAAGACTACAAATGACTTATCAGATGCGACTTTTGATGTTGTTGCTGATGTTGGGCCATCATCCAGTAGTAAACGAGCTGCTACAGTTCGAGCATTAACAGGAATGTTACAGATAACAAATGATCCTGAAACTGCTCAAGTCTTAACTGCAATGGCTATGATGAATATGGAAGGTGAAGGAGTAGGCGATGCGAATGCTTATTTCCGTAAAAAACTATTGAGAATGGGAGTTGTTAAACCGACTGATGCAGAAGCTGAAGAATTACAGGCTGAAATGCAGGGTAAGATTGAAGACCCGAATGCGACTTATTTACAAGCTGCAGCAGAAGAAGCAATAGCTAAGGCAGCCAAAGCCAGAGCCGATACAGTTGAAACGATAGCTACTGCTGAACTAAAACGAGCACAAACTTTGGAAACTTTAGGTAAAGTAGACGAAACTGTGCAGAATATTGCAATACAGAATGCTCAAGCAGTCCAACAGATAGCTGGAAGTGAAATTGTGCAACCTGTTGTCAATCAGCAAAATATGGTTTAGTATTATTTTACGGTATCCAATCAGCCGTTAATGATTGAGTTGAATGGGGTCTAAAGATGAACCAAAAGGCAGTAATTGATGACGAAGAAATCGTAATTCAGGATGAAATCGAGGAAGAAGTAGTAATCGACCAAGAGGAAACTGAAGAAGAAGAAGTAATCGTTAGCATAGGTGAGGAGTCGCCACCTCCCGAAGAACACACTCAAGCACCGGAATGGGTACGAGAGTTGCGTAAGACGAATCGTGAACTGCAAAGACAGAATCGTGAGTTGCAGAGTAAGCTGCAAACTGTACCGACTGAGCCTAATCCAGTCGTGATAGGAACAAAGCCTAAACTCGAAGACCATGATTATGACTCTGATAAGTACGAGGAAGCATTAAGTAATTGGTTTGAAAGGAAACGACAAGCCGATGAAATAAGTGCCAAACAAAATGCTGAAGTTATGGATCAGCAAAAGGCTTGGCAAGCTAAGTTGGATAACTATGGTAAAGCGAAAGCTGAGTTAAGAGTTAAAGATTATGAAGATGCCGAGGCAGTTTGCCAAGAGCTCTTTACAGTCACCCAACAAGGTGTAATGCTTCAAGGTGCAGATAATTCTGCATTAGTCGTGTACGCACTCGGTAAGAATCCCAAGAAGGCTAAAGAGTTAGCAGAAATCAAAGACCCCGTAAAGTTTGCTTTTGCGGTTGCAAAACTGGAGAAAGAATTGAAAGTGACCAATCGTAGAGCAGCACCAAACCCTGAACGTATCGTAATTGGTACAGCAAGATCGTCTGGTGCAGTTGATTCAACCCTTGAACGGCTGAGAGAAGATGCAGCAAGAACTGGTAATATGACGAAAGTCATCCAGTACAAAGCTCAAAAACGATCAGCATCTAAATAAACAATAGGAGCTTATAATGAGTAATTCATTCAGCAAAGAAGAACGTGTGGCGTTTGAGGACATCCTCGAAGGCTTTAACGATGCTTTAGTATTATCAAGAAACGTATCTGTATACAACACAGATGGTTCAATGATGGAACGTACAAACAACGTAATCTATCGACCACAGCCGTATATTGCTCAGTCTTATGATGGAATGGATCAGACTGGTAACTTTGGTGCTTATACACAGCTTTCAGTACCGGCAACACTAGGCTTTCAAAAGTCTGTGCCATTCATTCTAGATGCTCTAGAATTGCGTGATGCACTCCAAGAAGGTCGTTTAGGTGAAGCTGCTAAACAGAAATTAGCCTCAGACATTAACATTGCAATCATGAACGTAGCTGCTGCTCAAGGTTCATTAGTTGTAACTGTTTCTACTGCTGCTGGTGACTATGACGATGTAGCATTATGCGATTCAGTTATGAATGAGCAAGGTGTACAAGCCTTTGATCGTTACTTAGCTTTATCAAGTCGTGATTACAACGGAATTGCTGGTAACATTGCCGGTGGTGCAGGTGGTGCTTCTGTATCTCGTAGCTTTGCAGGTAACAAGTCAAACACAGCGTTTGAAAGATCATTTGTTGGTATGGTTGCAGGTTTTGAAACCTACAAACTAGACTACGCAAATCGTCTAACTGGTGCGACTGGTGCTGATCCAACAATGAGCACATTAGCTGCTGCTAATAACTACTATGTCCCAACAGCAACTCAAACTGCCGTAACTGGTGAAACTCAGAACGTAGATAATCGATTCCAGACTATTACTGTTTCGAGCACTACCGACTTACCAGCAGGAACTGCTATTGAGATTCAAGGAGTTGAGGCTGTACATCACATCACCAAGCAAGGTACTGGATTCTCCAAGACTTTCCGAGTGGTTTCCGTTACAAATGCTACGACTTGCGTTATTACACCTCCGATTATTTCGGCTCAAGGTGGAACTGATGCAGAACTACAGTATCAAAACTGTATCGTAACTGCTGCTGCTGGTCGTACAATCAACAGATTGAATACTACAACTGCACCAATTAACTGCTTCTGGCAAAAAGATGCACTAGAAATATTGCCTGGTCGTTATGCAGTACCAAGTGATGCAGGAGTTGCAGTAATGCGAGCTTCTACAGATCAAGGTATCGAGTTGGTCATGCAGAAGCAATACGATGTGAACACAATGAAAACTAAGTATCGTTTAGATACATTATTCGGTGTGGTCAATAAACAGCCTGAGATGTCTGGCATTTTGTTATTTAACCAAGCATAAGGAACGATCATGAGTTATAACATTGTTTTTACACAAGGTACAGCGACTGTATCAGTACCA